TTACCCAATCCATATACCATTTACCGCAAGAGTTTTTCCAGAATTTACTATCTGTTATATCTTCTAATAATGGCTCAATAGAGTAAAATGTTCTTGCTTTTCCACCCAAAATCCCGGTTTCATAATCAGAAATTTCCATTTGCTCCTTGTTTGTAATGCTATTCCCATACCACATATTAGGCTTTTTGATAAGTTTTTCTTTGTCTTGTAAAAGAGAGTATCTAACCGGATTCTTTGTCAGAAACAGATAATTGTGCTGCGGAGCTTTCTCACAAGCCTTGAACACTTCCTCAACCCAACTATCCGGCACCCACTCCCCGAACAAATCAGCCATAGAGCAGACAAAGATATTTCTTCCTTTCTTGCCTATGTAATCATTCAGGCGGTATCTGTGCAATACTGGCGCAAATCCGTATGGATATGGCGCTTTTCTTCCATTTATCATAAGATGCTTATCTAATTCATGCTTTCCATATAACCTGTATTCTTCGTCAAAAGCTTCACTGTCGGTGCCTTCAAACCTTTCTGCTACTTTTCTTGCATAGCAGTATTCACACTCATGCAGACAGCCTGTAACTGGATTCCATGTACTATCGCACCAGTCAATCTTGCTTTTTTCCATGATTCTCATTCCCTTCCTATTTTTTCTCCGCAATTCCTGCAAAACTTATCGTGCGGATTCCGAAACTTCCCACACGCCGGGCACGTCCATTCTTCCTCATTCTGCCCTTTTGAAACTTCCTCTATATGATTGAGGAATCCTAACAGCAAGTGCTTTGAAAGAGAAACTTCTTTATGCGTCTTGTGCAATTCACTAACCGAATCAATACAGCTTGTCCAATATTCCTCCCGGTTCTCTGGCAGATAATAGGACTGTACGAATCGGTAAAAATCTTGAAACATCAGCCATTCTTTACAGCCTTTTATGAATTTTCGTTCTGCCATCACAAAATCCTCCGTAGTGGTTCTAAAATGATATCCAAAATCTGAAACAGAATCAGAGGAATCCAACCAATTGTGTATTTAAAGATGATTTTCGCCGTTTTCTTTGTGATTTTCTTGTGATGCTTAATCAATTCATGAAGAAGAAATTTGCAATCTAAATAGTGATGTAAAATCCACTGATTATACCAATGTCCATTAATCGAAAATTTCTTTCCACATTTATTACAAGTAGATGAATATTTCGATACTTCTGTGTACATAGAATCACTCCTTTAATAAGTCTGGATTGTCAAAAGAGTTTCCTATAACTTCAAAGGAAGTCTGACTTCCAAACAGTAATGGATTGTAAACATTTTCCTTTCCCACATAATAACCAACGAACTTACAATAATATTTGTCCCACTTAATGATAAAATCATCTATTGCCAAATCCTTGTCCTTTGGATTGTATATTGCCTTGACAATATCCCCCTCAAAGATCTTCATGCCGTTCTTGTCGGTCAAGCCAGTGTACTGGCAGACGGTTTCTTTATCCACTTCAAATGCGTGTAACGTAATCAACTTATCGCAGACATAATTATTCAATTTTTCTACGCATGACACACCAAAATCGGGAACTATGTAATAATCTTCGTCTGATATAATAAGACTTCCCTCAACCCACCATTCTTCTTTTGGAAGTTCTCTCCAATTCACACGTTTTGCTTTATAAAGATGTTCTCTACTCATTTTCTTCCTCCCACAAAATCCGCTGTCTGCAATTCAGGCAAACATTATGCATATCTCCTACATCTTCTCCGCATGACGGGCATTTTCCGGCTCTTATCTCTCCATATTGTGCAGAATAACGATTTTTAATATCTTCCGGCTTCTTCGCCGTTGCCCTAGAAATCAACTCATGCAGACAATATACAATATCGTTCTCGTCACGAATTTCTTTCATGTTTTGCAGAGTTTTTATTTCCTCTGCCGATACGTTTATTAAGACTTGCATTATTCTCCGTATACCTCCGCTATTTTCTTATTGATTGGATTGACAATCTCGTCTAATACCTGTTTTTCATACTCCTGTTTCCAAAACTTCTCTCGTTTCCAAAACGGCTGTTTCCTTACTGTTTGGACAAGGTCAATACAAGCCATAGCTTCTATCATGCCCCAACAACCGTCACACGCTCTTTCGTTACACCATTTAACAAACTCTTTAAATTTCACTTCTTTCTCCTTTCCAAACACCCACACCGATAAACTCCTAACATATCGAATGTAGCTTTATTCTTACACCGTTTCCGTTTCACATCTTCCTCCGACAGCCAAACTTGATGAAGTCTGCACCAGTATGTAGGATTCTTGCAGATTTTATTGTCAAGCCCCATGAATGGGTGCCTTTGGTCTGCTATTTGGTAGGTCATTGGGTATCACTCCAATCTCTGACCGCATTTGTGGCAATAATTACTCCCACCGACCGGTTCTGTGCCGCAAACGGGGCATTCATAACTATTAAAACCGCAATATGAATCTAAAACCCTTTTCTTCCCCCTCTGCCTTTCCCTTGCCTCCCAGCATTCTTCGACTGTGCCGATTGATTTATATTCCTCCCAAATATCAACATTGCCGTCAGTCAACAGCCTTGCTTTCAACGGTTTATCAATATCCACTTTCTCATGTTCAACAAGGCATTTGATAGATTCCTCCAGTAATCCATCGCACTCGCCGTAGACTTCCCGCAACTGTGCTTCTAAGTCCTCATAGTGCTTTAATCTTAAAAGCGCATCATGCACTTGTACGCACTGCTTCTGATGGCACTCATTAAGTTCAATGCACTTGTCACACGATTTAAGTGACGGAAATTCAACTTTTGTTAGCCTATCCATTCAATCCGCCACCTTTCACGATTTTAATTGCACGGTCAGCGTCTATTAAATTATCCATATCCTTATTCTCATTTATTTTCCTACATACTTTATCTATGTCATAAGCAGAGGGCGTTTGGCTAGCTAATCCCATAAAATGCATATGCTCCGCATTATGATTGACTGCAATCTTTCTGTCCTTGTGAGGGTTGTTCCTCATACTTGATTCTATGGATTTTAATAATTCGTCTCTGCTTATTAAATCTCCGCTCATTCCAATACCTCACTTTCAAGCCATTGCAACTCTAATCGCAACGCTTCAGATTTACTACTGGCTATACCAGGGAAATCACCTGTCCACATCTCCGTATTCTTAACTCTACTGTTAGAATACATTCCAATAGAATCAATCCTGTTTTCTGCCAACTCCTTATTTGTCATATTCCTTATGCGGTCAGCGTTAGTCTGCTTTTTCTTTCTGCACATTCTACATTCCTTACAGCTCTGTTCAACTCCAAATGCGCAACTCATTCTTCCACCTCCGAATTAAGCCATTCTCTTACACATATAGCGCATATATCTAAATCTGGATTAGCGCATGAATTATGAAATTCCTTTCCCATGTATCTGCAAAGTGAATCTCCGTCTCCGATAGAGCAAATAAATTTACTAAGCTGAACATCATCCATACTCCTTATCTTATCCGCATTATTCATCATTTCCTGCGTCTTTCCGCTCGTACAGCCGACAAGCATTATATCCTCCTTGTGACTGTGGCAACTATTTTTATAAGCGCAATTTTCACAATGCATAACTTACCTCCCACTACTCCCAAAACCATTACTTCCACGTTCCGTATCCTCCAAACTATCAACCTCCACCATTTCAACATCAGGAGTCGGAAGAATGACAAGCTGTGTGATTTTATCGCCTTTTTCAAATACTTTTTCCCTGTTGCTGTGATTGTAAAGTTTCGCTACAATACCGCCCGTATAGCCACTATCTACAACACCCTCGGACAAGATTCCACTCTTTACATTCAATCCACTCTTGGATTTTAAGAATCCTACGTATCCACAGGGAATCTGTACATGAACCCCTGTTGGTATGATTCCGCTTGCTTTTGCAGGAATGGTTATTTTGCCTGGCGTTCTAAGGTCAAATCCTGCGTCTGCTTCGTGCGCTTTCTCCGGCATGTATGCGCCGTTGTCTAAAACTACGTTTATTCTCATTATTCTTCCTCGCTCTCTTACAATATTTTTCGTTCGTTCAATGAGTTATACATCTACTAAACCTATCCGCACTCATCACCCCTCCTTATCATCTCTGCCAACTCACGCATATTATCTCTTGCAATAATATCCCTCACGCTTTCCTCTGGGAACGGAATCTGATACGTGCGCTCTTTTATACGGTTTGTTATACGGTCATCATATCGCAAGGATTCCAAAGACGAATTACTCGTAAAAATAGTGACTTTATTATCTACATACCGGGTATTGATGATGTGGTAAAACTTCTCTCTTATCCAATCTCTCTCTGAGTTTTCCACCCCGAAATCGTCAACGATCAATACCTTTGTGGTGGACAAAAAGTCAAGCAATTTAATCTCCGAACGCTCGCCGCCTTGCCTATCCCAACTTGCTTTAATCTCATTCAATATCTGCAAGGAAGTGGCAATTTTCACTTGAATCTGCTTATCGTAAATTAACTCATTCGCTATGCTGACCGCCATTCTTGTTTTTCCACTCCCCTTAATACTAGAATACAGATACAACCCCATTCCTCGCTGTTTCATGGTTTCAAAATGATGTAGCCAATACTTTATTGCCTTAAGCGCTGAAACAGCCTTATTTCGGTTATTTTGAGTTGAGTAGATGTCGGTGTTGAAACTGCCTATCCGTATATCTTTGAAGCTTTCGGGAATGCTAGCAAATGATAGTCGACTGTTCATAACCATTCTTTGATAACATCCTTTTCTGCATGGTTTACACGTCCCTTGGCCTCCGTCATCCATGTATTCATATCCTGTGCCGTGGCAATAAGGGCATTCGCTTCCTTTATTTTGAGTTTGATTCTTTGATACAAATTCCTTGCGGAGATGGTCTTGCATTTCTTTCAGTACGTCTATCTCTACCACCTACTCTCAATTTCCACATCACATATTCGTCTACGGTCATTCTTGGCAGTCATATACGTTTTCCACCGGTTTTCTCTGTGATTTCCTGCGCTTTTTTAAGACTTACTACTACCAACTTTCCTCCTTGTACATAGATGGCGACCTTAGAGCCATCATTCAATCCAAGAGATTCTAAAAATCTTTTCGGTATATTTAACCTTCCGCAAGTTGATAGTGTTCCTATCATTTCTCCCTTCCCCATGTTCACGCCATACTTTTGTAAATGTTGTCTTGCGGTCGCAAGCGGTTTCCCGATTTCGTTAGATTTTCTTCTTGAATATTCAGATACCCTCTTTCGATTCAATTCTTTTGCCCTCTCTGTTTCTCTGTATTTCTTTTGACTCTCTCTGTATCCGACTGTAGACCTATAATTTTTTCGAGTTTCCTTTCCTTTTTTAGATTCCTCATACCGAACTTGTGAAGGTTTTATTTTTCTTACATGAGGTGTCTCGGCATGTATGTAAGAGCCAATATCTTCCGCGCCTCCGCTATATACACACTCTTTGTACGGACATTTGAAACAGTCGGGATGCGTGCAATTCTTTGGTTTTTGCTTCATTCTTCATCTCCATTCTTCATAAACACAACCCAATGTGTTTTGCTCCTTTTATTCCCAAAAACCGGATCGCACGGAAATAACTTAGATATTTCCGATAATTTAATCTGCTCCTCGTTCCACTTAAAAATAAGCACTCCATATGTCTTTAATACCCTCATGCACTCCGAAAACCCTTGTTTCAAATCCTCTCGCCATGTATCGCTAAGTTTTCCGTATTTCTTGGCCAACCATGAATTATCACCAGCTTTCAACAAGTGTGGCGGGTCAAACACAACCATGTGAAAGGAGTTATCTTCAAATGGAATGTTTCTAAAATCTCCGATGATATCCGGTTTGATTTCCAACTTTCTGCTGTCACAAAGCGTATCTTCTAACTCCCTGCAATCCATAAAACAAACATTAGGATTGTTCTTGTTGAAATAGAACATCTTACTTCCGCAACAAACATCTAAAATTGGTTTAACCATTCAAATAATCTCCTTCTTTCTCAAAATAGATATACCGGCTACTTTTCTTTGATGGGTTATTTGTATCAATGTTATATTTTGCTTTAATATACGGCTCCCATTTCCAAAATCCTTTTAAAGAAATTCTGAATCTCGTCCAAACTTTTCCGTCTTTCTTAAATAATGATCTTTCCATAATCAATCACACTCCTTTAAAATCTCGTCAATGCAGGCATTAAATCCATTATTCCAACCGTCATAGTATCCTTTGGGGAATTCTATCTGCTCTCTCTTCTTCGGAACATCTTTCAGCGGACACCACCTTGGCATCGCCAATCCAAACACTGTATTAGAAGAATCTTTATTCTTAGTGCATCTAAGTGTTCCGTCTAATCTTCTGTCGGAAAATTCGCATTTAATGCAATTTCCAGGCTTGTCCATCACCAACATAACTTTACTCATTCCGCCACTCCTTTCTAACCGGACAATCCTTACATTCTGTAATCGGATAATTACACTTGCTTTTCAAATCAAGCAAGCATATCTTTGGATGTCCGAAATTTTTATACTTCATCGGATATGTTCCGCATGGAAGGAATGCGTATCCGCTATCCTTGCCATTCTTCCATCCGTCTCCGCTACATCCATCACCGTTTTGGAGATTGAAATAATGAATAACTCCGTCGCAATCTACCCACAACGAATCATGCTGATTATCGCCGATTCTGTGTATTTCTCCATCTAATTTGTCTATGACATATAAATCTGTTAGCATATTAACCTCCGATAAAATCAAATAATGTAGGTGTTTCCACTTCGTCTTCCGCAGATTTTAAATACCCAACCCCGTCCCGGAAATAGTCAGAATTTAATTCAATTCCATACCCTTTACGCCCCATTTTTACCGCTACCATAGGAACGGTCATAAGTCCTCCGAACGGGTCGAAAACTAAATCCCCCTCATTGGAATAACGGTTGATAATTCGCTCTACAATATCTATTTGCAAGGGACAAACATGGAGCTGATTTCTTCGTCTGCTTTGTGTGGTATTCAATGTTTTCATGCGGTTTATATCATCCCACACTTCAAGTTGATTCCAACTACCGGGCGCAACCACCATAAAAATAGCAGGAAGCCTCCCTTTTTCATCTAGTTTTTTCGCAAGATCAATGTGATCTTGATAGTTATACACATTTCCCCTGCTGAAGTCTCTGTAAACTTTTCGCAGATTATCGACAGAAATATTTTGCAATTCTTCTTTTGAAACTAATCTGTCTCCACTGCTTCTCCAATATGCGTGTGCGTCTATCTGCCATTGCGCTCTTGTATAATCTTCTTTGGACTTTTTTACCGGCACATCTGCGTATGCTGTTGACATATCTGTCGGGAGCTTGCGGAATAAAAGTATGTATTCCGGGCACCCGACGCCCATCTTACTACCGTCCTTACACTGCTCTGTCCATCCTAAGCGGTATGTCTGGTTATTCTCCCTCACAACATCCGTAACGACCGTAATCATACCGAAATACTGAAAACCGTGCTTCATATAATGGCTGATGCATAGTGCATGGAATGGTTCGATTGTCGGCATACCGGTTCCTGTCGTATTTCCAAACAATACTCTGTCCTTTACATGTATTGCGGCGACCCTCCCCGGGCTCAATATCCTTAAAAGCTCTGGCGTTAAAAAGTCCATTTGTTCAAAAAACCTTTTTGTGTCTTGGTTGTGTCCAAAATCGTTGTAATTTGCCGAATACTCATAGTGATTCCCGAATGGAATTGATGTATGGATAAGGTCAATGCTATTGCTTTCCATTCGCCTTGTTTCCTCAACGCAATCATCATTTACCGCCGTGAATCTATTCCCTGTTAACCTCACTGTTTCAACTCCCATCTTTCTTTGCAACGCATATTCTTTCTTTGTGCCGAACAATCCGTATTTCTTAACGATTTCAATCATCTTTTCGACCATGTAATTATGATTTTTCCATTTTTCAAGTAAAACATCTTTTATTGCTCTCTCATTCTCCATATAGATAATGTCAACAATAACCGGCTCTTTCTGTAGAAATCTGTAGCACCTGTGGATAGCTTGAATAAAATCGTTAAATTCATAATCAATGCCAAGAAAAATCTCCCTGTGACAATGCTTTTGAAAATTACACCCAGAACCTGATAATTCTTTCTTTGTTGCAAATAGTCTGATTTTTCCCTCTGAAAAGTCAATCACCCTCTTTTCCCTAAGTTCATAATCCTGCGAACCGTAAATATCCACCGTCTCCGGCAATGCTTGTTTGATTGCATGGCGTTCATTTTCTAAATCGTGCCATATGATAAAATTATCATTCGGGGAACTATCAACAATCTCTTTCATCTTCCGAACTCTTTTATCAATGCTTTCTCTCTTTACTTTCGCCGCATCTTTCAGACCTGCGGCGGCTTCATTAAAAAGAGAAATCTGCCCATCCTTATCAACAGCGTCACCATAATGTATCGGAAGTTCATGCCATCTAACATCGAGTGGCGGCAATGCATATCCATCATCGGAATAATTTGCGTCTATATCAGATGGTTTCGTTATAAATAAAGCCCAACTGCTTATCCATAACCAAAATTCATCTTCCATATTCGGATAGAGTTTTAAGTTGTTTGCTTTTGTACTGTCCCTTTGAAAAAATCTTGTCAACGCCTGCTCTGTATCCATAACTTCTAAATATCCGGCATAATGAATTGACTCTTTGTATTTGTTTGGTGATGGAGTAGCGGTTGCAACCAACTTATAAGGAACCCCCTTAAATTTATCAAGGAATGTCTGATAGGTCTTGCTCCCGAAACTCCGCAGTACGCTTGCTTCATCAAGAGAAGTTACTGTAAAATATGTTGGTTCAATATCCCCATCTCGGACACGTTCATAATTGGTAATCATTATATTGTCCTTGCAGTTCTTGACTTCCTTCATATTCCGTACATATTCCGGCTTTTCATATCCGAGAAGTTCAACCGCATCATGTGTAAACTCTTGTTTCACACCAAGAGGACAAACAATTAATGCTTTACCGCCAAACCGACGTATAGCTTGATGGCAAAACTCTAATTCTTGAACGGTTTTTCCAAGTCCAAAACTTTCAAACAACGCCCGTCTTCCGCCACGCAATGCCCAAATAACAGCGTCTCTTTGGTGCGGTTTTAATGCCGTATTAATTTCTTTTTCATCGACTTCAAATCCGCTGTCTTTCGCAATTTCTATTTTGCTTTTCAAAAACTCTAAATATTCCATTCTCTTTCGGAGTAAAGACGTCTTTTACGCTGGCCAGCAAAACTCTCTGCTCCTTTCAAAATTTATTCACCTGATAAAAATTTTCAAATATTCATCTTGTACGTCATAACAATGCTGTATAGCATTTTCTCTGCTCTTATTCCATTCAGAAACATTTTCGCCGTATCCTGCAATTTTCGTGACTTCTTCCGCAAGTTCATACCACCCACGCATATACGCTTTCTGAATCTCTCGATTAATAATCTCATTAATATCAATCATTTTCGCTATTCCACCTCAATTAACTCCCCGTTTTCCATTGTATAAAAAGTGTTTTCTTTTATCGTTTCGCCATCGACCCGAACCATTTTCGCTCCTTTTAATGTCCAACAATCTTGAATCCAATATCTGTCTTCATCGCCTTCCCAATCAGCAAAAACAAGATAAGAACCCAAAACGCCCTTTGCTTTAGACTTATACCCCCATGCAACAGCAATGCTTTCTTTTTCTCCTGCGATAGACACTCCCTTGTACCCGGTTGCAGACGACGCTCCACAGTTCCCGGTTGCGGAGGACGCTCCATAGTCCCCAGTTGCGGAGGACACTCCCTTGTACCCGGTTGCCG